TCTGAACCTTCTAATGGTGCAGAATCCACTACACCTTCGGGGTTAAAGTCGGTCATTGTGGTGGCATCTCCTGTGGTTGTCCTGGCTGTCCGTTTTGTATTTGTGGAACCAATGATCCAGGTGGTTCATTGGCTTGCGGGAGCATTTCTGATCCCGGCATCTGTTGCTGTGCTGCGAGTTGTGCGGCTGCTTCGTCAGCGGCCAGTTTTTGGTGCGCTTGAACGTGAACGTCAATTGCTTGTCGAACATCGGGTGTTGCAAGCTCGTATGCAGGGGATTTGCGCTCACGGTTGTGTTGGGCGATGTGTTTGGCGTGGTCGTCAAAGTCGGCTGGCATGACAGGGGTGGCCTGCATGAGTAGTCCGTTTTCCCATTCGGCTTTGGCGACATCGGGGTCGGCTGATGCCATGAAACCTTTGGGGTCGGGAAGGTCGAGCAGTCGTGACAAGCTCATGCCGTCAATGTTTTGGAATGCTGCGGGGAAGGTCTGTGCCAGCGATGTGATGACTGACTGTGTTGCGATCTTGGATCGTGGTGCGGTCGCGTCTAGCGGGACTTTGACTTGTGGGGTTTCGTCAATGTCGTCGGCTGTCCATTCAAACTGAACGGTCGATCCTTGCTGGGTGGTGATCGTTTGTGATCGCACCATGCCTGATTGCTGGGCGTAGGCACGGTACAACTGCAACGTCATTTGACCGATACGCGCCCAAACAGCAGACTGGTTTCGTGCCATCGGTGCTAACGGGGTGTCGTCCTTCTCAGCCAATACCGATAGGGCGAGTCCTGAGTTGCGGTCACCAGGGGCTTGACCACGAGAAACAGCGTGGGTGGAGAAGATGTCGTCCATCTCTGCTTCTAGTTGTGCTGCTTCGTTACTGATCCATCGGGGGACTTCGGGTGCTGACTGCCAATGCGGTTCGCCCAGTTCAGCGTTGTACTCAAGTACATCGGCTGGGTCGGTCGTAATAGTGTCAGAGTCTTCAATTGATCCTGCGGGAACCATGAGTCGAGCATTAGCTGCTTTACGCATATGTTCAAGGATGGTTGAACGCGCACGGTTGTAGGCGTACTGGATGTCTCGTGCCGGGGTAAGAAGTGTGTTTCCAACCCATGTACGAGGGATTTTGCGCTGGATACCGATAGCGATGTTGAGGCGGGGGAACGGGAATGGCCAGCCTTGACCGTCACCGTAGGCGTATACCTGCTTGTTGTTTACGACGTGGACGACGCAACCAGGGGTGCGGGAAGTTGGGCGTTCGTAGTAGCAGTAAACAAGGGTGAGTCGGGGTGGTTGACCTTGTGGTCGACGCGACAACAATGTGCGGTGGCGTGAAGACAATGATGCTTCAGCGTCAGGTACTGGTTCCCAATCAAGGTTGTAGCGTTCTTTAACCTGCTCAGGGGGTAGAGCAACACATTTAATCCAGTAGCGAGCGTCATCAACTGACTGTGAACCTGGTTCTAGACAGAATTCGCTGATACCAAGAGGTGTGAGGCGTACACCACCAGCGGGAATCGGGATGGCGGTCACGGGGTCGGTGGCGACAATCTTGCCTAGTTGAGGATCCCATTCAATAGATACGGCTGCCGATCCACCATATAGGACTTGGAGAAGGTGTTCTTCACGGATGTCAGCCCAGTCTTGTTCTGTGGCTTCCGATAGGAGAAGTTGTTCTTGTAGTCGTTGGCGACGAGCTGATGCGTCGTCTGTTCCTGATGGCTCAATCTCCCATACGAGTGGGGAGCGCGTCATACGAGATAAAAGGTTTGTTGTACGAGGCCCAAACTTATCAACGGTGATACGCGTGTACCGTTCGTTGTCGTTGGCATAGTCCAGTTCTTGCACGATGTTGCGGGTCTGATCCCACCAAATCCATTGTTGACCGCTGTTGTAGGACGCGTTCATCCAGTAGTCCCGGCGTTCTTTTAGGAGATAACGGTCAGCCTTGTTCCATAGGTCAATGACATCTGTTGGTTTGGGTGGTTCCCAAGGTTTCATGGCCCTACGCCTTCAGTTGGTGATTGCCACGATGTTCGTGACCGAGGATCGACTTGTTCTTTCTTTGTTGACTTAGAGAATTTTTCGGCGGCGATAGCTGCTGATGGATTCTTTGCCAACAATAGATTAGTCAATCTACGGTTCTCGCGTAGTAACAACAGGACAATACTCAGTAGGGCGACGAGGCTGAACGCTGCGAATATCACAAATCACCAACGAAATCAGTATCTATTTCGGGTTTGGGGGTGTCTTCCCGACGAGGACGACCTCGCTTGCTGGTAAGGGGTGAACCTGCTACATCGGGCCGTGCGGAGCCTGACGGCGGATCATCCTCGTCGAGTTGACTTGTAGGGCCTGCCTGCTCTACAGGTTGTGAGTCTACACCCACGATTGCTCCTGCGATTAAGGCTAGGCGTTCTTCTGCTATTTCGGCTCGGTCACCCATTTCTTTGGCGACTCGTTCCATTGCTGCGAATTCTCCGAAGCGACGCATTTCTACGGCGCGGGCTGGTGCAACCATGCGAGCTAGTTCTAACGCACAGTCGGCACAAATATAAAGACGGGTGTTGGCTGACGGGTTTACGTCATCGGGACTGTTATGACCATCTAGGTCTAGTTCCATGTCAATGATGGGTTTTGCGACCCCTCGACAGATCCAACAGCAACCTGGCAGATAATTGTAGTTGTCAACGATTCTCATTACCATCTCCGCTTTTTTGTTTTGTCCAACTTCTCCATGAACCTTTGTACTCTACCCTCTGCATCATATGTGGCGTGTCTATGTTTGCGGGTGATTTCATTGTACGGACGGCAGGCTAGCAGATATCGGAGTGCGTCTACTGCATGGTCTTCGTCGTCGGTGTCTACGTCTTCAACTTTGGTTTTGTCGTGGCGCATCGCGGGCAGGGTGCGGAGCAGATGCTCGCAAGTAGAGAAAATTTTTAATTTTGGCTCATCGTTGATAACGCCTGGTTGTAGGTAGCGGTGGACGTTTTGCCATCCTGAGATACGGGCGTTTTTGGCTCGTGTGGTGGAGACTCCTAGTGAGTTGTATACGCCTGCGACGGTTTGTCCTAAGCCTTGGACGTTGCTGTATGTGGATGGGTCGATGACGGTGGCGGTGATGCGTTCGTTTTTGCCGTCGCTGGTTTTGGACATTTCTTTGATTTGCATGGCTTGTTGTGCTGCTGTCAGGTTTTTTTGGTATGCCTCTCGGTAGACGTAGCAGGTTCCGTCGGCTGGATCCCAGGCTCCCCATAGGCAACAGTAGGGGTTTGCTGTTCCGAAGTCGATTCCTCGGTAGCGTGGCCATTCTGCTGGGATTTCAAATGGTGGTATGACGTGGGTTTCTCTGTTGAATTCGGAGAAGTATTGCCCGGTGAAGGTGTCCCAGTCGCCTAACAGTTTTTGTTTGCGTTCTGTTTCGGGGAGCATGGATAGGTGTTTGCGGTATGTGGGGTCAATGTGTGGGTTGTCGTCCACGGTTGACGGTACGAACGCGACGATGAGGTGGTCGGTGGGGTCGTGGGGTATTTCTAGTTTGTCTATCTCTGCTGGGTCGTCGGGGAGTTCGACTCGGCGTACTACTTCAGGATTCTCGAATCCGTCGCGCACATCGTAGACAACAGCGTATTTGCCGTGTTGGGTGGGTTGTACCAGCATTTTGTATAGGAATGTGTGTCCACGGTCGCCAGGGTTGGTTGCGAACATAACGTGGGTTCTTACGCCTAGCGCAGTCATTTTTCGGCTGGTTCGGAGTCGGCCTGACATCATAAGCATTTGGTAGGGGGTAAATTGGGTTGCTTCGTCAAAACCGATGAAGTCGTACTCGGCAGACATATATTGTCCGACATCTTCGTCGCGGGCGCAGAATCCGTATTCAATAATGGATCCGTTGCCGTACCACCAGGCTTTGACGTTGTCGATGGATCGTAGGGCTGCATCCACGTTTAGTTGGGCATATCGGACTTGGGATCGGATGATGAGTGATCGTCGTAGTTCGGGAAGTGCGGTTCGGACGAGGAGTGTGCGGTGACCGGGGTATTTCTCTGATAGTTCGTGGGCGTGGTAGGCAAGAAGTTCGGATTTGCCACCGCCAGCTGCACCACCGTAAAGCAACCAGTCAACTTTCTTGACAAGGGCGTGGGCTTTCTCTTGGCGTTTGTTGCCTGTGAGTTTCCATGCTTGTAGGTCAATCTCTAGTAGGCGCAGGTATTCGTCTTGTTCTGACCCAGTAAGTTGACCGAATTCGTCGTCTGACAGGAAGTTCATAGTTCGCTCATGGTGCGACCCGCAAACCGCTTGTTAGCGACTGGCAGGTTGTTAGCCACGATTCCGATCTTGTTGCTTGGTGCAACAACGGCAAGTAGGTCATTGTCTGACTGGTCAAAGTATCCCGCTGCTTCTAATGCTTCTTTGGTGGGGAAGACATCGGCGTGACGGTCTGTTTCCCGGTCAATCATGTGGTCTTGTTTGCCACCGTAGGAGAACACGACTCTCAAATTTTTAGGTATGTAATTGCTTTTTTTGAGCATTTCTACTTCTTTGGTGTACGCATAGAACAAAATGTGGTCATGTTCGTAAGCAATGTCAATCCAGTCGAAAAGGTACTCAGCACTAAAGAAATCGCCTGCATCGTGGATTCGGACAGCTCGTCCACCACTCAAGACCCATTGGTGCAACCATTGATCGTTTTCATCGTGGGGAAGATCATGTGGTTTGTTTGTTGGCAAGAATCGTTTGTGATCTAATTCGATAGCCATTTCTTGCCACCAATTTTCGTTATACAACACATACTCGAGGTTTTGTAGGTGACGACGACGCACGTTAGAGAACAGGTATGTTCCCATTTTGGCGTAGCACACACGGCCACAAGCACCAGCGTTCGGGCAAGTGTTGAACCAGGAGCCGTCCGTAAGTTTGAGAGTGTGCGCTGGGAGCGTCCAGTTCCACACACCGACTTTGCGTAACTCGCTGTTTTGTGTCAATAAACGGTCAGGTTTAGTTGTCATCCGCTTTGTCCATCCCCTATTGCTCGCAACCCTGCCTCGACACGGGCTTTCGCTTCTGATCTTAACTCCTCTAAGCGGGACAAACGGTCTTCGGGGTTCCCGGTACGGTTCTCGTTGATCGTTGTTGCCTGGCCTGACTCCAACCTGAGGATGTCATACCAAATCTTTGCCACCTTAGTAGCTTCTTCGGCTGACTTAATCTCCCATTCGTTGCTTACTAGGCGTAAACCGAGGTCAACAATAATGGATTGCGCCAACTTGGGGAGTATTTCACGCGATGCGACCCCTGAAGCGAGCAAATCTTGCCCCAACACCTTCAATTGTTCGGCTGACTTGCGTCGTTCTTCCTTTTCCAGCACCTTTTTGACCCGAACTTCTTCAATGTCGGCTGCACGGTGCGCTCTTTTGGCTTGTTGAGCCTCGCCTTTAGAAATAACGACGATCTCATCCATGTTTTCGACCACACGAGTGGACTTAGCCTGGACGGGACGGCGACCTTTGATATTTTCAAGGATGTCATCTGCGTCATTGAACGCTTTACGCATCGTCATAGAAGGTCTTTACCCGATGTCAGGTCGTGAAGGGTGGCCCAAATCTGCATTGCGAGCGAACCAACCGACTGCGTAGCGACCA